GAGAGCAGTTCCGTTGTGTCAAACGCAACAAATGGAATCGAACCACCTAGAGGATATTTGTCCATTAAGAAGAGCAAAAAGGGACCGCTCAAACAGATTGTTCCACAATATGCATCTCTTAAGAACAATTATACGCTTCTCTGGGATATGGGCTCCAATCGTGGTTACATTAATATTGTTGCTGTGATGCAAAAGTTCTTCGACCAGGCAATCAGTGGTAACTGGAGTTATAATCCAGAAGATTACCCTGATAACGAAGTACCAGTTTCTGTAATGGCACAAGATCTTTTAACTACATACAAGTACGGTTGGAAGACATCTTATTATCAGAACACCTATGATATCAAGACTGATGAGGTGGAGGAGGACACCAAACAGTCTACTTTAGAAAACCTTATGTCACAATTAGAAAACGCAGAGGAGGAAGACTGTGAGTCTTGTAAGATTTAAAACTAATAGCCAGGAGCGTCAAGTGGTCGAAGCAATGACCGTGTTTAATTCTGAAGAAGTTGATAGAAAAAAACAACCAATGTTCTTCGGCAAACCTTTAGGTGTTCAAAGGTATGATTCTTACAAATATCCAATCTTTGAAAAACTCACAACACAACAACTAGGTTACTTTTGGAGACCTGAGGAAGTCTCCCTACAGAAAGACAGGAGCGACTACCACACCCTTCGCCCAGAACAAAAGCATATCTTTACCAGCAACCTGAAGTATCAGGTTATGCTTGATTCTGTGCAGGGTCGTGGACCTGGTATGGCATTCGCGCCATACTGCTCACTTCCAGAACTTGAAGCATGTATGAAAGTCTGGGAGTTTATGGAGATGATCCACAGTCGTTCTTACACTTACATTATCAAAAACGTTTATTCTGACCCAGCAGATGTGTTTGATACCATCCTGTCAGATGAGCGTATTTTAGAACGTGCGGTTAGTGTAACTCAATCTTATAACGACTTTATTAACTCAGCGCATCAATACGATAATACGAATCAGTGGTCACACGCACTTGAAGAAGTCCCTTACGCCTTAGACGCGAGGTATGAACTCAAGAGAAAACTATTCAGAGCCGTCGCAAACGTCAATATCCTGGAAGGAATTAGATTCTATGTCTCCTTCGCTTGCTCGTTCGCATTTGGCGAACTTAAGCTTATGGAAGGATCGGCTAAGATCATTAGCCTTATCGCCAGGGACGAGAACCAGCACCTGGTAATCACTCAGAACATCCTCAACAAGTGGAGGGAAGGCGACGATCCCGAAATGAAGAGAATATGGAAAGAAGAGGAGCAATGGGTCATAAAGACCTTCCAGAACGCCGTCAATCAAGAGAAACTGTGGGCAGAGTATCTGTTCAAGAATGGATCGATGATTGGTCTCAACGAAAAACTTTTGTATCAATATGTTGAGTGGATTGCTAACAGAAGGATAAAAGCTATAGGTCTCAAACCTATATACGATATCCCTGCAAAAAACAACCCACTGCCTTGGACGCAGCATTGGATCTCTTCCAAAGGGTTGCAGGTAGCACCACAAGAGACAGAGGTTGAGAGTTATGTCGTCGGAGGAATCAAGCAAGATGTCAAAGGAGACACTTTCGCAGGATTCAGTCTCTAATAACCAAGAAACAATCCGTTCTCTGCAAGCGATTAAACTCGCTGCGGAGGCGGATGCTTTTTTGTTTGGAGACTACGATCCTTACGAATGGTTAGATGATTACGATGATTACGAATACATGACAGGGGGTTGACACCCCCTTTTTTTATTGCTAGAATTACCTTTGTCGAGGTTAAAGACCACTAGTAGCTTTAAGATATGTCTAATACATGGAGATCTGAATACATTGATATTAAAGGAAAGACTCTCAATAGAAAACAGATAGAGTTATTGGAGAAGGGACCACATAGTCTCTCTTCTAGTTGGGCATTACAAGCAATGCATAATGACTGGAAGAAGATCAAAGGTCTTGATAAAGAAGATCCTAAAGAAAACACAGGACAGTTCCAATCAACATTTAAGAAATCTTTTAGGAAGTGGCGCTAAATAAGTTTCAGAATAATGAAACATTTTGGCAGACTATGAGAATCCCTGGTCTTTTAAGGGAAGAGATTTTTTATCTGAGGATATTGACGATCTGTACGGTTTTGTCTACTGCATTACTAATACAACAACGGGTAGAAAGTACATTGGTAGAAAATACTTCTGGTCCTTTAGAAAACCACCGGGTAAAAAGAGAAGAGTAAAACAAGAGTCTGATTGGAAAAAGTATTACGGATCTTGTCCTGAGTTAAAAGAGGATATCAAGATCAATGGCAAAGAGATCTTCAGTAGAGAAATACTGAGTGTTCATCAAACGAAAGGTCTTTGCAACTATGAAGAAACCAAACAGTTGTTCTTAAATAATGTCTTGTCTGAGTCCCTTGACACAGGGGGACCGGCGTACTATAATAGCAATATTCTAGGACGCTACATGCGAAAAGATTATGGTAACTTTGGAGCAAACGCTAAGTCTGACACATGATTGGGTCATTGATCGTATGCACAAGTTATGTGACGAAGGTTATGAAAGGATTGAAGATGCACATGCCATTAGACTAGAATTTGACGAATGGTTGGACCCCAACATCCCAGATCACAACGTTTACTCATTGGAATACATCGGAGAAGGAAGTGATTACTAATTTGTTTCTATCGACATTAGTTGCTGTTGGTCCTGTGGCAAGACCACAACTGCCACAATTGACACATAATGATTATGTGAATCTTGCTAAAGTAATTCGTGTCGAGGCAGCACGTAATACTCTTGATGAATATTGTGTTGCTGCCTCTATATTAAATAGAGTTAGGTCCAATCAATTCCCAAACACTGTTGAGGAAGTTATCTATTCTCCTGGTCAGTATGAGGGAATTACATTTAACAGAAATGTTCGCCCAGATATGAGTCTTGTACGCGAATTAAAGTCCGAACAAGGACAAAGTTACTTACGCAAAGCTCTACGTATCATTGGTAATCGAACAGACTTTAAGGGTCAAAGAATGCTCGGATACAGGGTTCCTTCAGAGGATCCCATGTGCCATTCCAAAGGAAACTTCTATCACTATCACTGGCAATGAACCGATTTATTCAAAAGATTCAAGAACTGATTTCTCCAAAAGAAAAGATTAAAGACGAAGATCTAGAGTGCTCCATCGATGAGGATGTAGTTAAATGTGAAGGTAAAGCATTCAAACAAGATGCTATCAACTATTACACGGGTGTTCCTGCTCCTGTCCTCAATCCTGTAGACGAATGGTTCTCAGCTCCATACGGAGCACCTGCTGCCATTACCGAAAAACAGAAGGACTACATGGAGCAAGAAACTCTCATCAAACAGCAACAGTATCAAGAAACTCATTCTAGTGAACCTGAGAACATCCATGAACTGATGTATGAGATGGCAACTAAGAATCAATCAACCACCTTGCACCTTGACCCTCCTGGTGGTTCTGAGAACTTTCAAGAAGGGTCTGACGGTTGGCAATCTGGATCGGGACGTTATCAATGACTTACGACGACTGGCGCTATAATGACTTCAAAATGAAGTTGAGACAGGAAGTTTTAAAGATTCTTCTTTCTAAGTACGGTGGTCAAATGGAAGGTGTTAAACCTAAATACAGCACCCAATCAATCTATGAGTGCGCTCACGATTGGATTTCTCAGGGTCACAAGACATCCTTCGGGGTCGCCAAATACTACGAGGCTTACTATGCAAAAAGTAATTAATGTTTTAGCAGTTCTATCATTTGTAGGAACTGCCGGTATTATTGGCGGAGGAACAGTTGTTTATCTCCGTCGTGATGCTATCGCTGAAAGTGTCAAAGAGCGTGTTGCTAAAGCAGCAACAGAGGCAATTGCAGGAGCACTTCCTGGTATGCTAGACGCAGCAATGCCTGAACTTCCTGGTGCCACTGGTGGTGCCATTCCCTCTACATCTGGATCTTCTATTCCTTCTTTCTAATATGAAAAAACTTATGATGGCACTGGCAGCAGCATTTATCTCTGCTCCAGTATTGGCAGATCCAATCAAAGAGGATCATTACTTCAGTGCCCATGCTCAAGGGTGCATGTTACTGCGAGAATGCACCGATCATGTCGAAGAACTCAAAACAGTCACAGACCTCAACAAGGATGATTACCTGGCTGACGTTGATTATAGTATTGTTGCTGATGAGTTTGACTCTCTCGTCCGATCACTTAATAAGGTCGGAGCTAGGGTTTTTCTAGCAGACGAACGATACTTCCCTGTCGGTCATCGTGGTGTCTATCACACTGTGAGCAATAACTTCTTTCTGAATGTCGCTCACATGCGTCGTCCTGGTACTATGATGTCAGTAATGCGTCATGAAGGATGGCACGCTGCTCAAGACTGTATGGCGGGTAGTATCAAGAACAACTTCATTGCTATCATTATGAATGAAGAAGAAGTTCCTCGCATGTATGTGGCAATTGCAAAGAGTGCATATGCATTTCAACCAGAGGCAATTCCGTGGGAAAAGGAAGCATACTGGGCAGGTCACACTGAAGGTATGACTGCTAAAGCACTTGAGTCTTGTGCTGCGGGAACTATGTGGACTGACTATGAACCCACACCAATGACTCGTGAATGGTTAGAGGAGAATAATTTCATCGCTAAATAAAGCTGCCTAACCCCTTTTACCATGCCCGAAGAAGTAAAGAAGGAAGAAGTAAAGGAAGAAAAGAAAAAAGGACCTATTGGAAAGTTGAAAGAAAAGGTAGGAGACTCTGAGGAGCATCTTGCCATTCTTTCAACTTTTGTTCGTTTAGGGATACTTGTTTGGTCTGGTGGTATTCTTACCCTCAACTATGTGACGATTCCTGGTTTCCCACAAGGGAAGATCGATCCCACATTTATAGCCAGTGTCTTTACTGGGGTTTTAGCCACGTTTGGGGTCCAGACTGCGAAGAATAAGAATGGTAATGGTGGTAGTGCCCCTGCAGGTGGTGTGAGCAAATCTGATCTGGAGAAACTGATCAATGCCGCCGCTCAAACTGCCCCTGCTCAAACGATTAGGATTGAACAAGCACCACTCCAAATCGGAAATCAAGGACCAGCAAAGTCAGACGATTCCTACAAGATGTGATGTCATGAATATTAAGTGGGCGACATTGACAGTGGGAGCATTATTTGGTTTTGCTCATATCGGTATTTTAGGTCATATTCTTAATAGACCACAATATCCTGTTATCAATTTTCCAGAGGGTGATTACTCTTCGTTTAAGGTTCAGTCTGGAAAGAATGGTTATAGTTTTGAATACAAGGCAAACGATCCCACTGTATTGGAATCAACTAAATCTTTGATGGTTGATAAAGACAAGCGTGGACTGTTTGGTCCTACGACTGATATGCGTCGTGAACTTCGTAGTGATCAGTATACGATGGACGGCACTCGCAACATAGGAGGTGCTGTAACGCTAGAATCTGAGGGAAAGCCCCTTGCAAAAAGCGAAGAGTGCATCAGGGCGGACGCTGGCGCACGAAGTCAAGGTGCGATGGCGGGAACCGCAGTTAGTGCTGGTTTAGTCGTTCCTGCCGTTAGTGGCATACCTTATATTGGATGGTTAGCATCTGGATGGGCAATGCTTCTAGGTAACAAGGCAGGTTCAGAACTTGGGTCTGAAATTGGTTCCGTATTTAACGACTGTTAAGATAAATAATAGTGTAGTCACGGGCACAAGACCCAAGCAGGTTTCCCATGTATCGGGAACCTCACTTACAAAGAAAGTCAGATGAATGTGCTGACCTCTGGTTGTGGTGGAAAGAATTGTGGGACAGAGATAAGAGTAGTAAAGAAACAAAAGACGCAAGGCAAAAATGGTGCCAATGCGTTACAGAACACGGGAAAATGGTAAGTCAGGAAGTCAAAACAAATCCCCGTTATAAGAATATAAACCTAAGATAGATAGTGTAGTTGCGTAAGATTAGATGAAGTTCTTTTTCGCACTTCTCGCTACACTTTTTCTCGCTACACCTGCTTGGGCTATAGATGTTCAAATGGGTTCAGGTGGTAACTTGATTTTTGAACCAGCAGATGTTACAATAAATGCTGGAGAAAGTATTCACTTCGTGAATAATATGTTACCTCCACATAATGTGATCGTAGAAGATCACCCAGAACTCGGTCACGAAGCATTAGCAATGATGCCTGGTGAAGAGTTCGATGTCACCTTCCCTGAGGCAGGTGATTACACATACTGGTGTGGTCCCCATAAGGGCGCTGGTATGATCGGCACTGTACACGTTAATTAATTCATGTCTTATAACATCACTCTAAAAACTTCTGATGGTGAACAAACCATCACTTGCGAAAGCGATCAGTATATTCTGGACGCTGCCGAAGAGCAAGGAGTAGATCTTCCATATTCATGTCGTGCCGGTGCTTGTTCTTCTTGCGCTGGTAGAATTGAAAGTGGAACCGTAGATCAAAGCGATCAATCTTTCTTGGATGATGATCAACTTGAAGCGGGATTTGC